TCTACAAAAGCATTACCTGCTTCAATATCTACACCCGCATCTTTATAATTCATTACCTATCATCAGCAGAACGATTTTCAGAATGATAAACATCAAATTCTCCACCAGGATATCTCTTCTTCAATTTCTCTACGTTACCTGCTACGACATCATCAAATGATACTTCAAGTGCCATACAAGCTTGTGCCACATACCAGAGAACGTCACCCAACTCAATAATAAGATGCTCTCGGTTATCGGCATTCCAAGGTTTTCCCTGGAATACCATCTTCTTAACGATCTCCATGAACTCACCGCCTTCAGCACTAATCCCAACAGCAGCAGTGGTAAGACGATTAATATTGGAACCCTGCTTATCAAGAAGTTCAAGACTACTAATAAAAGATTTAAAATCTTTACTAGGGTCGGACGTGACAGCATCCACGAAATCAACGTACTTATGCAGGTCAACAGTTTTTCCAACAGACTCATTCATAATTAAAATTTAAACTCAGCGAAAGATTTTTTAGACTTCTTCTCTTCAGGATTATACTCTTCTTCCTGACCACTGTCAAGTATATCTTCCTGTGCTTTCTGTTCTACATCATACAATCTCATCTTTGCACGATCAATACCAATAACAAATCTCTTGAATATAGTAGGATCGTTATACCTATTCTTTAATTGCTTTACCATAATCTGATTTAATGCTTCGAGTTCCTCTGTAGAAATAAGGGCAAACATAAGGTCAGCAGTAGCAGGGAGTCCAAAAGATTCAGAGGTGTCAGTAAGGTCCACATCGCTACTACCAAAACCGCTACGAGTAGTTTGAGTGGCAGATACAATCGGAAGGTTCGTCTCAACTGCGAGACCCCGTAATTCTTCTGCGATTGCTTTGATAAATGAGTAGGAGTTGACATTACTTCCTGCTCTGTATCTTGAAGATGAACATATATTCAAATAATCTATGAATATTATATCAGGTTTAAAGGACTTCTTCAATGCTAATTCATTAAGCAATGCTTTGAAATGTCCTGAATGTGCTGATGCCGTAGGGTACTCTTTAATTATAAGACTTCCTTGTGTTTTCTTTGATATATTGTTAACTTTGTTTTCGAACATCAGTCTTGGAAGATCCGTAATGTCCTGTATAGGAACATTTAAAAGATTAGCATCAATTCTCTCAGCAATTTTCTCCTCAGCCATCTCAAGCGTGATGTATAATACGTTCTTGCCTTGGAGTAACACACTGCTTGCGACATGACACATAAACAAAGACTTACCAACACCAGTGCCAGCGAGAGCAATATTGAGTGTTTTATTCGGAAGCCCACCCTTTGTAATCTTGTCAAAGAATTCGAGGTCGAATGGTATCTTATCTTCCTTCCTGTGGTATGACTCATAACGTTCGTCATAATCCTGCAAGTAGTCGTGTCCTATATGATTATCAAAAGATACTGCTAAAGCATCAGATAAAATAGTCGGAATAGCATCCCTTCCTTTCGTCTCATCCTGCCCATCTGCAAGAGCAATTGATTCCATAAGTGCAAGATAGATTGCCCTATCCCTACACCACTTTTCAGTAGTATCTATTAACCATTGATTCTCTACAACAGAACTTGTCAGAGAGTTATTAATATCCCGTACTTCCTTTACTTCATCCTCACTAAGATCAGTCCTACCCTCAGTTTCAATATTCAATGCTTCTATTGTTATGGACGAACCATACTTAACAATAAACTTTGTTATCTCCTCATATATTATCTTCTCAGTTCTCTTCTCAAAATAAGCAGGTTGGATGAATGGAATAACCTTACGAGAATATTCCTCATTAAATATTAAATTCCGAAGAATGGTAGTCTCAATGCGTTCCATAATTACAGCAGAATGATATACTGACTCTTGTTTTATCTTCTTTAAATGGTGTAACCAAATGAACAAGATAAGATGGGAATATAACTAATACCCCCGCAACTGGATAGAAACAATAGTGTCCCATATTATAAGGACTGATTTCATCTACTGCATCCAAATGAGTCTTCGTAGCATAAGCAGGATCCTCAAAAACAACAGCACCTCCTTTCCCAAGTTTGCCACTTCCAGGTATGAGAGTGACGTTATCCTGATAATCAAAGTTATACTCATCATCTACTATATCATTAACTGGGTAATAAACACCAGCTAATGCTGATCTTCCATGATGATGTGACATATTGAAATCACCAGGACCACTAATATTTGCCCATATGTTATGGACAATCAAACCATCCTTATTGTTAGTCTGCTTACAGTAATCATTAGCACATTTCTCTATAAGAGAACTAAGCATCTGAAAACTATCATATCTCTGTTCCATTCCAAGAGGACTATGCCATCCTCCTTTATTACTCATATCAACACCATGAGCATGTCGATTCCTTTCAATAAAAGAATCTTCCACCAAACGCTGATTCATATCATGGTATTGTTTACCAAGATTATAAACGCTGATTGGAATAGGAAAGACTGGAAAGAGTCTATTCGTTGCCATAAGAGAACTGCTGTCTAGCAATTTTATCAAGTTGTTCCATTATATCATCAGTAAAGTATTCTGTGGGATTCTTAAGAATTTCTTTACCATATATCTTTTTACCATTCATCTCATACCTTCCAGCAACATTTTTCCACATGCCACCAAGTTCTCCTAACTCAAGGAGACCATAGTACCTATCAAGACCACGTTCATCATAATAAAGACGAATGCTTACATCCTGATTCTCTTTACTTAAACGTGATTTATGAGTCTTTGCTTTGATAATGTTTCCGATGATTTCTTTACCATCCTTCTCTTTCTTCTTCGTGAGGTATATGATAGTACTAGCAGCGTACTTAAGACCACTGCCTCCACCCATTTCTTTTGTGGGGACATAAGAACCGATGACATCATAAGTGTGATTTGTAACTATTAATGGAATATTAGACTGTCCTAACTTCAATGTCAACATCCTGAACGCACCCTTAACAAGTTGTGATTTAGTCATATCACGTACTTGCTTATCATCCAGTGCATCCCTGATTTCCTTTTCAGTGGACAGCATACCAAGAGAGTCTAACACAAACATACACGGTTTGCGATCCTCTATTGGGGTCTTAAGATATATATCAACTGCCCTAAGTGCCTTTGATCTAAACTCCTCAATGGTGACAACATTTACCACCACAAGACGTTTCATGTCAATACCACGAGATTCCAATAATGGCTTATTAACTGCGGCTTCAGTATCGAAATAGAGACAATAACCATCAGGATTATTATCAAGGAAGTTTTTAACCACTGCGAGCGAGAAAAAAGTTTTCCCAGTACTAGACTCACCAGCAATGGCAGTAATCTTATTACTAGAAACACCGCCAAAAATGGAACCACTAACCAGTCCATTAAAGATGTATGAACCTGTGTCGATGAATCTTTCTTGTCCGTCGATGTCTGCTGCGAGTTGTGTGTATTCGTCACCAATCTCCTTTACTATTTCTTTTAAAAAATCCATTATGCTACCATCCCGTGTTCTTCACGAAGTATCTTTTTATAAGGTCCATCAGGGTTTTCATTCATTACCGTCTGAACCAATTTCATTTTTTGATAGAGTTTATCTCTAAACTCTCTCTTTTGCCAATCCCAATGTTCACTACAAAGAGCATCGACAATATCATCAAACTCTTCTTTATCAATAGGTAAATCCATTAGATGTCACACTCTCCATGTTTGCATTGATAATCGTCAGATTCAGAAAAGATCTTAACTCTACTTTCATTCATAGATTGTTCCTGCTCTTGAACCTTTTTTATATCTTCCTTAAAATTTTTAAGAAGGAAATACAATCTAGTATCACCACCCAATGCAAGAGCATTTACAATAGTATCTAAATCTTTGTGATTGATAGGTAATTCCATTTAAGAGAAAAAGGATTCTAAGTTTACAGTTTTTTCCACGTTCCATCCTATCGCATCAAGGATGGCTTTAAGTGGTTCTACGAAACTCTTCTCAAATTGTAAGTCATAATCTACGTATTTGTCAAGTCCAAGTTCTGACGGGAAATCTTGAATAAAGGAAACTACGTTCTCTTGGATTATATTTGGTTTTTTCAGATAAATGAACTTGACTTTTTCTCCGTTACCAATAAGTGAGTACTTATTAGTTAACTTTTTCTTATTCACATAGTGATTAAAAAGAAGAGCACCACGTATATGTATAGGAGTTCCTTTCGCATATATCGTAGAAGATGCCTGATACTTACGAACATCTGATGCTGTTCTAGGAAAGGCAATATCTTCTGGTGGAAGTTCTTTAAACTTATTTCTACAGTCATCTATGTAATCAATCACATCATCTTCAGTTCCACTCATAATATGCTTGAGTGCATCCTTAATCATAGTACGACAAGGTGCTGGTGTTGAGGATTTAACTGCCTCAATACCCATCATTTTTAGTTTTGGTTCTTCGTACCTGACTCCTTCACTATCCCATACATTTAAAATGTAACGTTTTTTAGCAGTCCAGATACCACGATCAGCAATATTCTCCCGTGCCATGACCATTTTCTGCTCATAAGCATTTACGTAGGATGCCAATTCTTTGTAAGCACCTTCAATAAAAGGCTCAAATTCCATTTCACAGATCTTGTTAAGGAACGTGACAACGCCCTCATTAGTTTTCTCTCTTCCCTTGTATACAGCCTCAACCAGAGGACCCAAGTTAAGATAAATGGAATCGGTATCAGAAGCAATAACATAATCCTCTCC